TTATACTTTTCAAGCACTGAGAATTTTAGAAAGAAAATTTATCCCGATTACAAGGGACATAGAATGAAACGTAAGCCCCTTGGCTATAAGCGTTTAGTAAATTACTGTAGAGAAAATCACAACTTCAAACTGATCGAAGGACTAGAGGCAGATGACACCATTGGCATCGAGGCTACACGCCATGCAGACCCTAGTAATATTATAGTCAGCCCAGACAAGGACTTGAAACAGATACCGTCTGTTCTATGGAACTTGACTGATGACGTAGTAGAGATCACAAAAGAAGAAGGTGACAGATGGCATCTAGTACAGAGCCTAAGCGGAGATCCTACAGATGGGTACTCTGGTTGCCCTGGAATAGGAGTCAAGAGAGCTACAGAATTACTGGACAAAAATGAAAACCAGTGGGAGGCAGTGTGTAAAGCCTACAGAGATAGAGGGTTATCGGATGATGACGCTTTACTCAACGCACGACTAGCCAAGATCTTGCGTAACGAAAACTATGACCATGACCGTAACCAACCCATTCTTTGGAATCCTTAAACATGTTAAACGATTTGTTTCCACACCCTTTGGTAGCTAGAACTGGCAGAATAGATAACTGGATAAAGAATCCAGAAGGACGCTTGCCTGTCAGCTGCACAGTATTTGTAGTAGAAGATAGCATCGAGGGTGATAACGGAATAGAAGCAAGCTGGCGTTTTGTTAGCCACGCATTAAGATATGGAGCAGGTGTCGCAGTACATCTCTCCAAGATTAGACCTAACGGTCACACTAACGATAAAGGGCTAGTAGCTAGTGGCCCTGTATCATTTGGTAAAGTATACTCAGCTCTCAATGAAACAATTAGGAGGGGTGGTGTCTATAAAAATGGGGCTTGTGTCTTGCATCTTGATCTTGACCATCCCGACATCCTTGAGTATATCACCACTCCTCGCTCTGAGTTACCTTGGGTCAAACGATGCGTTGACCTTACCGAGGGGATGTGGAAGGATACGCCCCATAAGAAAGCCTTGCTTGAGGGCATACGCTCTGGAGACATATGGCTTAACAAAATAAAATACGATAACAATGACCAACGAATCTACTCCAACGTCTGTCTTGAGGTTTACCTGCCCTCACGAGGCACATGCCTGTTACAGCATGTCAATCTCGCTGCCTGTACTATCGGCAACATACAAGAGGGTTTCACTACGGCTATGTCCGAGTTGTGTGATCTCCATGCAAGGACAGGTGTTGGAGAATCTGGAGAATACCTTACCCCAAACAATGACAAACAAGTGGGGCTTGGAGTGCTCGGTCTTGCCAACCTCCTCAGACGTTACAACGTAACTTATGCAGAGTTTGGTGAAGCCTTAGACAGAGTAAACTATGGTGTGGAAAGTTCAGAAACTGACACTGCCCTACCACAAAATGCTCTTAAGATAGCATTTGCAATGAAGCGTGGTATACTATCAGCTTGTGACATTGCATGGATGTATGGTATGCAGAGGGCTTTTGCAATAGCTCCTACCGCATCCTGTAGCTACAACTCTAAAGATCTTGATGGGTATACTGCCTGTCCTGAAATTGCACCACCTATATCTCGAAGCGTAGACCGTGACAGCGGTACGTTTGGAGTAACATCATACGACTATGGCGATGTGGAGATCGCCTCAGAGGTTGGCTGGGACGCATACAAGCGTGTAGCAGACGGCATTATGACAATGCTCCATAAGACTGGACTACTACACGGATACTCGTTCAACTCATGGTCAGATGTTGTGACCTATGATGAGACGTTTATTCAAGAGTGGTTAGATAGTCCTCAAACATCTTTATACTACTCGCTTCAAGTTATGGGAGACACACAGGATAAGTCTAGTGCGTTTGCTGCGTTGGATGAAACTGAAGTTGACGATTACTTAAGCGGAATACTCGAACCCATTAAGTGCATAGGTTGTGAAGAATGAACCCTTATGATAAGTTATTACACAGGAAAAGAAAGTGGACTCCCGTTAAGCCCACGAAAGGAAACCTTATGGAAGGTAGTGAAGAAGCCATCTACCGTGCTCTTGCAGTACGGCATATGGAGCTTCCTGTTGGTTCCTTTATTACGGAAACCCTTAGCAAAGAGGTTCCCGATATTGCTAGAACACTGCTCGAATCAAACGTAAAGGATGAGGAGAGACATGACCTTGCTCTCAGCTACGTTGCCGATGCCCACGGGCTCGATGACAAGGCTGAGAGAGAGGCAAAACTATTACGTGATGCTTGGATTGCCCATCCAGATCACACCATCTTAAAGGCATTAGTAGCTGAACGTGCTGTATTTTTTGTTATTTTACCTTTCAATCGCTTTTGTGGCGATGCTGCTCTTAGGACAGTATCAGCTGATATTTCCAGAGATGAGCAAATTCATGTCGCTTGCAACAGTTTGGTATGTGCTGATATGGGTCTACGCCCTAGCTCTTCTTTGGACAAACTTAGGAAAGCTACAATAAACTGGATCTTTGAACCACTTACCACAACAGCTACAAACAAGTATCTTAACAGAAAATTTTGGACGGACTCAAGTGACCGTCTGATGTATGAAGGTAAAGCTCCCCAGCTTGCCGATACAAAGCGAGCTAGGATGCCAGCATTTTTTGAACATGCAAACACCAACTTACCACAATACTCTTGAATGGGGACGCATTGAGAAGATCATAGATGATCTCGATGAGCAATTCCCAGACAAGTTTCCAGACCATACGCTATCAGAAAAAGAAATATCTTTTAGGGCTGGTCAGTTATCAATTATTAGAATACTAAAAGAAAAGATTAAAGGAGAGTAATTATGTGCCTTCCAGGTTTATTTGGGGGAAATAGAAATACCCCACCACCCCCACCAACCCCAGCCCCACCAACCACTCCACCACCTCCACAGCCTGTGCAAACAGCTGCTACACCTATGCCAGAGGCTCCTACACCTAGTCCTATTTCAGAAGATGAAACAAAGAAGAAGGCAAAAGTAAAAGCTAAGAAGGTTGCTAAGAAAGCAGCTAAAGCAGGTACTACACAGTTAGCTACCAAGAAACCTAAGACAGGTGGATTACAGGGTATTGGTACACCTCAAGGAACTAACACTGCTAGTGGCGGTGGAGCTGGAGGATCTTACGGATAATGAAAAACGCACGGCAGCGATACCAAGAGTTATCGAGTCACCGTGAACAGTTTTTAGATGTTGCTTATGAGTGTGCGGAACTAACACTTCCCACACTCTTGATGCGTAATGAAGGCGATGCTTTGTATCAAAGTTTTGCCACACCTTGGCAATCAGTTGGAGCCAAAGGAGTAACCACACTTAGTTCTAAACTAATGCTTGGGCTCCTACCTCCTAGCACGTCATTCTTTAAACTGCAAGTAGACGATTCTAAACTAGGTGAAGAAGTACCTGCCGAAGCAAAGAGCGAGTTAGATCTTAGCTTTGCAAAAGTAGAACGTATGATTATGGATAGCATAGCAGGTTCTACTGACAGAGTTCAGATCTTTGCAGCCTTAAAACACCTCGTTGTTACTGGTAATGCTCTGGTATATATGAGTAAGCAAGGTATGAAAGTCTACCCTCTCAATCGCTATGTAGTGGAAAGAGATGGCAACGGTGAAGTAATTGAGATAGTCACAAAAGAAAGAGTCAGTAAAAAATTATTAGGTATCCCAGAACTGGACGATAGCGTTAATGATGATTCAAAGGGTGACTACAAAGGAAGTAAAGATGTAGATGTATATACATGTGTAAAACTATATGATAATGGTTGGCGTTGGCATCAAGAAGCTAACGACACAATACTACCAGACAGCGTAGGTAAGGCTCCCAGGGACAAAACTCCTTGGCTACCACTACGTTTTGTTACTGTAGATGGAGAAGATTACGGACGTTCTAGAGTAGAAGAGTTCCTTGGGGACTTGAAATCTTTAGAGGCATTGATGCAAGCTATAGTTGAAGGTAGTGCAGCAGCAGCGAAAGTTGTGTTTACTGTGTCACCCTCAAGTACAACTAAACCAGCATCACTAGCTAACGCAGGTAATGGAGCTATCATACAAGGTAGACCAGATGATATAGGTGTAGTACAGGTCGGTAAAACTGCAGACTTTCAAACAGCATATCAAATGATAAACATGCTGGAGAAAAGATTGTCAGAAGCATTTTTAATTTTGACTCCAAGACAGTCTGAACGTACTACAGCAGAAGAGGTTAGGATGACACAGATGGAGCTAGAGAGACAGCTGGGTGGACTGTTCAGCTTGTTAACTACAGAGTTCCTAATACCCTACCTCAAGAGAAAGATGCACACCCTCACACAGTCTAAACAAATACCAGAACTACCTAAGTCTTTGGTAAGACCTACTATTGTTGCAGGTATAAATGCACTTGGTAGAGGTCAAGACAGAGAGGCTCTGATGTCATTTATAACAACCATAGCACAGACTATGGGGCCAGAGGCTTTAGCTCAGTTCCTAAATGCTGATGAAGCTATCAAACGTCTTGCTGCAGCTCAAGGTATTGACATGCTTAACTTAGTTAAAACTAATGAAGAGCGTCAAGCCGAACAAGAGCAAGCAATGCAAGCACAACAAATGCAGTCACTGACAGACCAAGCTGGTAAGTTAGCTAACGCTCCAATGTTAGATCCATCTAAAAACCCAGAAGCACTTGAAGCTGTCAATGCTATCGCTACACAACAACCACAAGAATAATGGCAGAAACAATCCGCTACGACACCTCAGATGATCCTGTAGTAGCACAATCTATTGCAGAAAAAGAAGCTGAATCTTTGAAGATCGGTGAAGAACTTATGGCAAAGCAAGAAAAAATGCTTGCTGGTAAGTATAAGAGTGCCGAAGATTTAGAGGCAGCATATCTTGAGCTACAAAAAAAATTAGGTGATGCACCTGCAACAGAGGAGGCAGAGCCAGAAACTGAATATCAATTATATACTGATGATGGTAAGGTCAACTATGACACAGCTAACGAACTATATGGTGAACAGTTAGGTAATTTATTTCAGTCAAATGACATAGATCCATTCGAGATGTCTAAACATTTTGAAGAAAACAATGGAAGTCTATCAGATGATATGTATGATAAGTTAGCTACTGCTGGCTTGAATAGAGAAATAGTTGATAATTATTTAGCAGGAGTAAAGGGTCAGTTAGGTGGACAACCAGAACAACCTGTATTATCTGATGCAGAAGTAAAAGATTTAAAAAACCTAGCTGGTGGTGAACGAGGTTATGAACAGCTCATGAACTGGGCAGGTAATAATCTTACTGAACAGGATGCTAAGAACTATGATGATGTTCTAGCTACTGGCAACAAGGCAGCTATATCATTCGCAGTCAAAGCACTTATGGGACAATACGAGGACGCTAACGGGCGTGATTCAAATATAGTTACTGGTAAACAGTCATCTACTGAAAATTACAGAAGTATGGCTGAAGTCGTTAGAGACATGAATAAACCAGAATACAGAACTGATGAGGCGTTTAGAGATGACGTTATCAGAAAACTTGCACAATCAAACATTAAAGTATAGGAGCTAACAATGCCTGGACATTACGGAAAAGGAATGAAAAAGGGAAATGGAGCTAAGAAGCTCATGAAGAAAAACCCTAAGATGCCACCAAAGGTAGCAGCAGCTATCGCTAAAAATATGAAGAAAAAGAAAAGGTAATGGCTCGTAAAAAAAGCGTAAGTCTGTCTTTGGGTAGAGGTGAGAAATCCCGCAAGGGTGGGCTTACTGCTAAGGGCAGAGCAAAATATAATAGAGCTACGGGCTCTAACCTTAAGGCTCCCCAGCCAGGGGGTGGTGCTCGTAAGCGTTCCTTTTGTGCTCGCATGAAGGGAGTCAAAGGGCCAATGAAAAAACCCAATGGAAAGCCAACTCGTAAAGCGTTGGCACTACGTAGATGGAAATGCTAATGGCACACAAGAAAGGATCTAAGTGTGGCTGTAAACACGGAGGCAAGAAGAAGTAATGGCTAAACTATGCCCCAGAGGAAAAGCAGCTGCTAAAAGAAAGTTTAAAGTTTACCCCTCTGCATACGCTAACGCATACGCTGTTAAGGTATGTAAAGGACAGGTCAAGTCTGGTGGTAAACGTAAGACTGCAAAAGGATATACTAGAGGTAAAAGAAAATGAGTCTAAGACGATGGTTTCAAGAGAAGTGGGTGGACGTAAAAACTGGTAAGCCATGTGGCAGACAGAAAGGCGAAAAGCGCAAAGGCTACCCCGCTTGTCGTCCATCTCGAAGAGTCTCCTCTAAAACACCAAAGACTACTAAAGAGATGTCTAGCGGTGAA